TGTAGCCTAAGCGGACGTTTCCAGATAATGTACTTTTGCGCCATGAAAGCCGGTAGCCATTTCAACCGGCAAGGTTCATCGCACGAACGCTTGCATTCGTGCCACTCACCCGGCAGTGTTCCAATTTCCGACACTGCCCAATCATAGTAATTTTCTGGGTTCTGTGCGAACTTGCCATAAGCCGAATTCAAAACGAACTTGTAAAACAGTGTGCGAATTTCATCTTTCGCGGCTTTCGCTTTCATTCGTTCGGTGTAGAAGTGTTCGACAAATTCGGCAAAGGTTTCACGTTGCTTGAATCCGTAGCACTTGATAATGCGAGTAGGACGAAAGGCACCGGTATCAATTGCCGCATTGAACTCATGAATAGTTGTGTGAAAGGTACCACGCGGCACGGTGAAGTCTAACGAACCATCTTTTTGTCGCGTCGGAAACGCACCATCGTTTTTACCCTCTACGACAATGAAAGCGGTATTATTCTGAACGCTACGACTAAGTTCGACTCCAGTGCCAACGGGATGAAGACAAGATTGCATAACATGAGGGTACATGGAATTAACATCAAAGACTTTGATAGACCCGGCAATGATACCACTCCGAAAAACTTGGTTTCTTCCACCGAAATAAAACTTAGAACGAAATTTGGCATCGTATTCTCCGTTACCACATTTGAAATGGTGATGTTCTTTCAGTTGTTTCATGCTTGCCGAACCGATGGTAAGCACGTCGCCGAACTCCTGACGGTAAGTAATGCAGAGTTTGTATAAGTCCACACAATCATCGCGTAAGTAACTCAGAATTTCTTCCTTGTGATTTTCCCGCGCATGTTTTTTGAACTTGTCATAATCGATTTCGGTTTTGTGATAGCTTTCAAGCGGGAATGGCATGATGGCGAATGAGTCTCTGAGTTCGTGCTTTCCGAGTCTAGCTTGAATGATTCGACTATTGACAATCCGAGCCGCACCGGCAAGGTGATCCAGGAAATAGAAAAAATCAAAACGTCCGCCATTGTGCGCATAAATTGTGTACTCATCGGTTTGTGTTTCTAGGAAGTGCACCATGCGTTCCACACAGTCAGCACTCCAAAATGTGATGAAGCGTTCGCCGTCATAGAACCCGGCCACGAACGGCTGTATCATCTTTCCATGCTCGAAAGGGTCCGTTTCCAAATCGAGTACGGCGATTTTATTCGGCATGTTGCATACCTCTATAGATGCGCCACCGGCGTTTGCGTTCGACGGCAAACCGCAAATGCCGTTCACATGAATGCGTGCCGGGTTTCGCCGGGTCCGTGCAATCCCGGCACAAACCACGCTCGATATGATCCTGTCTCACTAGTGCCTTTTTCTTCCACTCCTGATTTGGTTGCCGTTGACCCACTTACTTTTTCCTCCGTGCTTTTGAAGATTTTTTCGCGCGTGCCCTTGCCTTGCGTTTGTAATCCTGCAACTTTTTACCCTTTATGTTTGCGCGATACTTCCGCATACGTTCAGCCGAAAGTTCAGCGTTTTCCTCTGGATGCTTTTCGCGCCATCGTTTGTTCGCACGTTTTGCAGCCGCTTTGGTTTTCTTGTGATACTTTTCCGATGGTGTTTGCCAGCCGCGCATGGCCTTTGAATTCAAGCGCAAAATTTCAAGATGCTTGTAGATCTCCCGGCCTTTCGCGTGATTTGTCTTGCCCTTGTTTACATCGTCATACTCTTCCAGCTTTTCTAGGAGCAAGTCAATGTCTTCGTAAAATTCACTGGAATTATTGCCGAAAAAACGAAAGCCGAAAAATTCGTTACGCGATTTCATCGCGTTGATTGCGCGTTCGTTTTTGCGTATGTCTCGGAAGTACTGTGCTAGATTGTGATACTCAACTGGGATTTGAACACGTTCAATACCGGAAGGGTGCCGAATTTCAAACGTTCCTTTGACATACTTTACTGTTTCAACTTCCGAGTGCGGCACCAACACCCGGCCTTGCGCCGTCTCAAAACCCGCTTTCCGAAATTGCTTCAGTTTGTTTGCGGGAACTTTGACGGCTGTTACTTTGTTGGAAAGAACATCATCATATTTTGAAATGTAAGATTGAAGGGTTTTTCCTGCACGTTTTTGTTTGGGAAACGCCGAACGCGCATCAACTGAGCCGGGTATTAGACCCTGCTTTTTCAGCGTTGCGATTTTTGATCGAAATGAACGGAGTTCACCGCGTTTGTAATCTTTCGCCATGTTTCGCCGAACGTTAAAGTGGGTGGCCGGTGAAAGCCACCCACCCGGAGGAATCAGTTTTCTACATGCTTGTGTACCGGATCTTACTACGGTATAATCCGGCTGTCAAGAGAAAGGTCTTACATGGCCGTTGGTCCTATTGATTTAGTTGTGCAAGGGCTGGACCCGATACAAAACGATGAACCAGCCGGGTCGAATGCCGGTCCATACGTTGGTCCAACGGGTCATTTGTTCATTTTTTCCAATGACGCCGGAAGTGATGGAAAAATTCATGCCTATCGTTCTACGGACGGTGGTTCAACATGGGCTGAAGTTGATACGGCAAATGCACCGGCCTATTTTTCAGCGGGTGGTTTTAACGCAAATCACTACACCGTTGAACACCCGTCGAACTCGCAACGGACTTGCGTCATCTATATTACTAGCGCACCAACACCCGGCACGCCAGCCGCATTATTTACGGTGCTAGTAAAGGAATTCGATTTAGGAACCGAAACATGGGTGGCCGGTACTTATGGGGGAAATTTACCCTACACTTACCCTGCGGTTTTCGTTGAACAAGCTGATATCTTCGGTGCCGTGTCACGTAAAACGGCAGCATTCGACATTGTGTTACTCGCATCGAACACTTCGGGTGCGACTAGTCTAGCGCAACGAATGTTCGTGCATGTTTCGTCCGGTGGCGCTTGGAGTGTTGCTATAAACGCAATGCCGGGTTTTCCCGCAAATACAACTTCATTTTATGGTGCCTACATTGCGGCCACGCTAGCCGATAGAGTCTATTGTCTGACTCAAAATGCTGACACCGGCGAAATCTATCAAACGATTTTAAGCCCAACTAACATTGTGTCGAACACGGACATAGGGATAAACGAATTCACCGGTTCGGCAACTTATCCCGGCACATTTCCACCGGTGTGCGGGTACGTGTGCGCATCAAATGGTAACGTGTTTTTGTTCATGGACTATGCCCCTGCAATTGGAAATTCACAAACCATCATGGGGTGGGTGGCCGATGGTGGCGACATCTTAGACCCGTTCAACATTGGTGCTGTTACCGCCGATAGTCAAAATGAAAACTTGTTTATCGCAAACGATTTGGTGTATCTGTTTTTTCAAGATTCTACCACCGCTCCGTTCTACATCACTATCGATCCAACGATACCCGGCACGCCTAGTGCGCAAGTTTCCAGCACACCACTTTTTCCAAGCATTTCATCACCGCAATATTTCAGAGCCATTGATAGTACCACAGTGGGTGCAATCGCTTTTCTGTCACCTATCGGTTTGGCTCATGCAAATTTTTGGACCGGTGCCGTTTCACCGGCTGTAACGCCAGTTACTACGGTACCAATCGACGTGCGATTGTTGCCGGTTTTCGGTTTGTCTGCAAACATGAAATGTTGTAAGCTTTGCGACCAGCCGCGAACCCGATTCCGAAATCACCCGATGCTTAGGAGCAAAATGCTATATGCCTACCCAGTCAGGAAACATTAGCCAGAACTCAGTTTCGATTCTGGCAATCGACAATCCGTACTTACCGCCCGAGGGTCCGAAGTCGATTCCGGTTTTACTCGACTTTGTAAACTACAACGTGCAGACGTTGGATCTTTTGTTAGTCGAACAAACCGGCTTCATTTCAATGTTGCAGACCATTTACATTGATGCGAAAGACACGGATGCTTCGATCACCGTCACGGTAGGTGTAACCGGACAAGCAATTCGAGTGAAAGGCCGGACACAGGGTTTCTACCCGCTATTGTGTCCAAAGGGCAAAATCACTTTGGCTTTCGACGGCACCGGCGCGAATGCGTTGATTCCCGTTCAACTTTTGAACTCGCCTATTCCTGCCGCGCAGTGGGTGACGCAATGAAACCGCTGATTATGTTGTTACGCGGTATCGGTGTTGAGATTGCTGATGAACAAATTCAGATGCTTCAAAATTTGATACCTCAGTTACCCAACATCGTTAACAATGCCATCGGCGTTATCAATCGTACAATCAGTCAAACTGATGCGCGGCTTACTGCGCTTGAAAAACATCTCGAACTTCAAACACGACATTTGGACTTACTAACACACGAACTTCAAAGGTTGAGAGAAGCTTATGGAAATAGACGAACTGATTCCACCGGAAATGCAACTGCACCCGGACCCGCCAACGGACTTGAGCGAACCGGTTTGTGAACACGTTGCCGAACTCGCAATTGAAGCGGAAGAACGGCAGGAAGAAACACTTGAGGTATTGGAGGAACACACGGAATGCCTGAACAGATTGGAAGCTTCATCGAAGACGATGGAAACGAATCAACAAAGTCTGATAACATCGTTTCAATCGCTAATGAACGAAGTGCAGAACCTTCGGGTGGAAGTCAGGAACCTGAAAGAGTTAACGGTTTCCCCACCATCAACCCACTCGACATCGGCGCAACCTACGGAGGAACCGAACCCGGCACCGGCGACGGAGGAACCGGCATCGGAAAGCGAAGAGGAAGACCACCCGGTTCAAGAAACAAGCCACGAACGGAAGAAAATTCGGGTGGTGTAATCGGCAACATCGAAGACATGCTCATGGGCTGTCATGGCATGTTGGCGATGTGGACGAACACGCCGGAAATGGAACTTGAGCGCTCAGAAGCCAAACAGTTTTCGAAAGCGATTCAGGACGTTTCAAAATTCTACACCCAAGCAATCGACCCTAAAAAGATGGCATGGGCACAACTGATTTTCATTGCCGGTGGAATTTACGGCACGCGCTATGCGGCCATTTCAAAACGTCATGAAAATGAGAAGCGCAATCGCGCCATGCCGGGAACTTCGGCAAACCCGGCACCAAAGATGAACGGCAAGCCACCGGAAACCAAACCCGGTGCACCAGCCACGAATCCATCTCAGTTATGGTTTCAAGGTGGTGGACTTGACGGCGAAGTGAACGAAGGTTAAAGTGCGCTTTCCGAACGATACACAACGGCTTTCGATTGTGGGTGCCACCGGAAGCGGCAAAACCATTGCCGCTCTTTGGCACCTATCCCACCGGGATTATATGTCTAAGCCGTGGGTGATCTACGATTTCAAAACGGACGAAGCAATCAATGGGCTTGAATACGCTCAACATATTGAGGTAACGGACCCACCACCCGAAAAACCCGGCATCTACATTGCACACCCGCATCCATCGCAAGTTCCCGAAGTAGAAGAACAAATGTGGCAGATTTGGGAACGTGGCGACACCGGTGTATACATTGATGAGGGTTATATGGTGGGATCGAATAACAAGGCTTTCCGTGCACTTCTGACACAAGGCCGGTCCCGGCACGTGCCTATGATCGTGCTTTCGCAACGTCCGGTTTGGATGGATCGTTTTGTGTTTTCGGAATCCGAATACTTTCAAATCTTTCGACTTCAGCATAAGAAGGATTATGAAAACGTTCAGCAGTTTGTACCCGTTGCGCTCAAAGAACGCTTGCCAGAATTCCATTCCTATTACTACGATGTTGGCCGCGATGAAGTGGTGGTGCTGAAACCGGTGCCGGATAAAGACGCCATCATTCACACGTTCAACACCCGTATGCGAAAACTTCAAAAAGTGGTTTGAAATTCCTACCACAAAAATTTCCACTTGACAAGGTTAACTAACGGTGTATATCCTTACACTGATTAGGAGTTTACCCGATGGCTCAAGAGACTATCATTAGCTGGACACCCGCGAACTGGATCACCGTCGTTCTGATGGTGGCGCTAGGTTTCGTTATCCTGGGTGCCATCTCGCGGATTTACCAGCAAAGGAAACAAGCCGCATGAACACCGAAAGCTTTGTAAATGTGGGGCTTATCAAACACCCGATGAATTGGGTAACGGTGATCCTCATGGTTTTCATTGCCGGGATTGCGGTTCATCTTTTGATGCGATTTTGGCAAAATTCGGACTAGGCCGGGAATTCACTCCCAGAAAAGGAACCCTCGACAATGGGATCAAACGCACAAGCAAACGCCGCGCAGTTAAATTCACTCGCACGCCAGCTTATCAAAGCACGTGCCGTGAAAATGACGCAACAGATTTTCTCTCAAACTTTCACACCAGCTGCGGGACAAAACGTTTCCGCATCAAATCCGGTGATCACCGTTAACCCTCGAAATGTTGGACTGATAAAGGGATTCTGGGTTAAAATCTCTGCGAATTTGCACAACGGTTCTGCCGTGCAAATCGACTTGCAGGATTTTGGACCCGCAAATCTATTGTCACAAATTCAGTTCAACGATTTGAACAACAATACCCGCATTCAAACCACCGGCTGGCACGTCGCGTTCATCAACGCTTTGAAGGCACGTCGGCCATTTGGCGAAGCTTTGGTTGCCGGTACCGGCATCGCTTCGGGTGCGAACTCGAATGACGCCATCAATTACGGCAATAACTGGACACAGCAAATTCAGGCACCGGCCACCATTGCTGCGGCTGGCGACGGCACAATCCTTATGTGGTACTGGGTGCCATTAGCTTATTCGGAAGACGATTTGCGCGGTGCGGTGTACGCCAACGTGGTGAACGCCACCATGCAGTTGCTTTTGACACCGAACCCAACTCCGGTGGTTGCAACCGGCACCGATGGCACTTCGGCCATTTACGCGGGTCATGCGGCGGGTGCGGTAACGGCAGCCGTGCTTTCAAGCTTCACTGTTACGGTGTATCAGGTTTACATGGATCAATTGCCGATGGGTCAAAACGGCGTGCTTTTGCCGATTTTGGATTTGGCGACCATCTATGAACTGAAAAATACCGTCAACAATTCGATGGTGGCTAATCAGGATTTCCCGGTGCAATACGCAAACTTCCGTGATTTCCTTTCGACCATTGCGGTTTACGTCAACAACGGTTCGACGGGTGCGCGTGGTGTTGGTGCCGATATCAATTATTGGGCACTGCAATCGGCCAACTTCACCAACATCTGGAAAATCGAACCCGGTTTGTCTGCACTGCAAACCCGCAACCATTTGCAGACGGATTTACCGCCCGGTGTGTACTACTTCGGGTCGCGTGAAAAACCGATTTCGACTGTCCAGTATGGCAACATGCAGTTGGTACTGAATCCAATTACGGCGACTTCTAATCCGTATCTGTTGACCGGGTACGAAGACTTTGCCCTTGTTCAGACTCTCAGCATGGCCGGTTCGCTGGCAGCATCCTAATGATGCCACCGGCGAAAGCCGGTAGTTACAACCAGCGGGTGGGTGCCAACCGTGGGGCACCCACCAAATTTTGTTTTGAAAAGTGAGGCACGAAAATGAACGATCAATCTACCGGCCTTGTCCCGAACGTGGTTAACTGGTTTGCCCATCCGTTTCGTACTCAGGGAAGTGCTTTGAACTGGGTGCTGTTCGTGGGCTTACTGGTGGTGGCCGCGTGGTTTTGGACCCGCGTATTGGACAAGGTAACGGCCTAAGGAGGTTCATGTGAAAATCGACGGCTTTACAATCACGTGGGCTGTAGTTATTGCGTTTGCTCTCGGGTGGATGATTTCATCCAAGAGAAAAACGGGAAGGTGGTTTTAGCCTATGACAACGCGATGGTGGCACATTATTGGCTTACTGGTGATCGGTTACGCAATCGGTTATTGGATGCCAAAAATCGGCGACATGACGTTAGGCAAGATTTATGCCAGACAATGAAGCCAAACCCGAAGGGGCACCGGATGTTCGAGAGAATGTCTACGTGTCCCTAGCGGATGAAAAAGCGTATGGCACCGGGTACCGGCAAGGTGTGATTGACATTCTTTGGATCATTATTTTCGCCGTGACCCTCGCATACGTGGCGTACCGGATGGTCAATTACAAGGTGTGATTGACATTCTTTGGATCATTATTTTCGCCGTGACCCTCGCATGCCTCGCATACGTGGCGTACCGGATGGTCAATTAACGAGGTAGACTAATCATGTCACAGACTTCAATCATTTTCGGTGCGCTGGTAATCGGGTTCATCGTTTTCATTACGGTTCGCGGTGAACTCAAATCGTACTTGCAGGTTTTCGGGTTAGCTTAGATGCCATTTGCCCTTATCATCGTTGGAGCGGCTTTTCTAGTGGCCGGTGTCAGAAACACCCAATCAACTTTGTTCGGTTTGGTTCGAGCGGAATTTACAGGACCGAATAACTTCATCTTCTGGGTGATCTCGATTCTGATTATCGGTGCCGTGGGTTACATACCCAAGCTGAAAGCACTCAGCGATGGTTTTTTGGCATTGGTGATTTTGGTTTTGATTCTGACACGCGGGAATCCGAACGCCGTGGGTGGTGGATTTTTTCAGCAGTTCACTCGGCAGATTGGAACTACCACAACGGCACCGGCACCAACGGGTGTAACTTCAGCACAAGCAAATCAATCATTGTTCGGCACATTGGGCACGTTGCCGCAACTTCCAAGTTTGCCCACAACTCACTAGGAGAAAAGTAATGGCCGATAATCTTGTTACTTCTGTAGTCACGGTTTTAACGGCAATAATTGGTGTTGCGATTATTGCTGTTCTCGTTTCACGCAACGCGAACACGGCTGGTGTTTTGTCTGCCGGTGGTTCGGCTTTTTCGGGTGCCCTTGGTACTGCACTCTCACCGGTGACAGGTTCAACCAGCTTCGGTGGATTCACCGGTGGTGGTGCGTCCTATCCGATGTACGGTCAATAAAACAAGGGGAACCCGATGCCCAAATGGTTGCAGATTGTCCTAGGCATGTTGGTGAATGCTGGCACGGCATACATCGCCACCAAGTACCCGGCTTACCTGCCGGTAATCATCGCGGGTGCGGCTGGTGCCGGTGTTCCTTTGACCGTTCACGCCTACAACACGAACCCGAAAAAGTAAAGGGGATTCGATGAGATCAAATCCGTTTTTACGGCCACGAATGACGCAACAGCAGGTTAGTCAGGCATCCGGTACCCTGATGATGTTGCCGGTAATTCCCGGCAATGATTTGCCGGGTGAAGCGCCGGGTGCCGGTGGCGACTATGTTGCACCCGGCATGCCGATACTTCCAACGGTGTACGGGCTCACTGCCGATGCCATCGCCTACTATCATGAAGGTGATGTGTTTCTGCCGGGTGCGCAGAACTACGTTTATGAACCTACCTTGGAACGGACACCGATTCAGGGAATGTGGGGCAACGCATTTTTGCGAAATCCGAACGTGTTTAACCCGTTGCAACCACCACAGATTTACTCGAATCCGAACGTTCGCACGAACGGCATTGGTGGACTGGAAGCCGGTCAGCTTATCGGTCAGCCCTTGCTTGATGGCGTCGAAACCGGTGGTGCCTAATGTGGGCTTGGATCAAGCAACACAAAATTTTGGCCGGTGTTCTAACACTCGGCCTTATCATTCTCTTTTTCGTCATTCGACGCGTAGCTTCATCGTCAGGTTCGGGGGCACCGGCCACGATTCAATCGGGTCCGTCTGAAGCGTTGCAAGCGGCTGGACTTCAGGCAAGTACTTCGCTTCAGGAACAAGCAAACGCGCTTGCCGCGCAAACGTCCCAAGCTAACGCGGCACT